GATTGTGCGGTTGAAACGGGAGAAAATAACGATTTTACTGCTGTATGTGTTGGTTCAAGAGGGCTAAACGGACATAGATATATTCGAAAAGGATTGATATACAAAAAAGAATTCGATGAATCAGTATATACAGTATTCGAGCTACTGAAACAATATCCTGAAATTACTCACGTAGTAATTGAGCGAAACACATTTCAGGGCAGATTTGCAGCAGAATTGCAAAAATTGGTTGATGAAGATAGTATGTTAAGGCATAGGAATGTTGTTATTGTTGAAGAAAGGCAGTTGGGAAATAAAGAAAATCGTATTAGGGCCATTGCAGGAAAGGTGAACAATGGCTTTATTATTTTTTGTGAGGAAGATGAAGAATTCTATAATCAGATATTAGAATATAGAGGTTCGAAAATAGGACATGATGACGCTGCGGATGCTTTGGAAATGCTTGATGCAAGAATTGATGAAATAAATGTTATAAAACCTTTGAAGTTTTTTGATAGAAGTTTGCTTTTTGGGAGGTAATAAATGTTAATTCAAGATAGAACTTATGAAGGTGTAATAACAATTGCTGATTATCTTTTCTGGCGGTGTCCAGAAGCTTATATAAAGCTTTGTAATACTTATTTTGGCGGTAATGTAAGAATATTGGGGGAATAGCAATATGAGAAAATATAGAAAAAAGCCAGCGATAATAGAAGCAATACAGTTTTTTGATGATGCAGAAACTTTAAGTAAAATATCCGATTTTATGAATGATGAAATAAGAGTAGATTATAAAAATCCTTCAAAACCAGTGCTAAAAATAAAGACTTTAGAAGGTGTTATGAGCGCAAATATAGGAGATTACATTATAAAAGGAGTTAAAGGCGAATTTTACCCTTGTAAACCTGATATATTTGAAATGTCATATGAAGCGATAGAAGAAAGCAGGTGATACATTGATAGATGAAAGAATAATAAAAGATTGTCTTAGTGAATTGAGAAACAGGCAAGCTAAATATAAAGTATATGAAAGATATTTTAATGGAGATCATGATATTTTATATAACTATGCTATGCAAGACGCAAGAAGCAATATGAAGGTTGTAGTCAATTTTCCGAGAAGGTTCATTCTTGAAGAAGTGTCTTATGTGCTGGCAAATCCTGTAAATTATATATCTTTTGTAAATGATACTGAACTAATCAATCTTATTGATTTGAATTTTAGCCATTGGTCAAAAGTACATGACCAGGAACTTTTGAAACAATCTCAAATATTCGGTGAAGCGTATGAATTGCAATACATAAACAAAGACGGAGAATTTAGGGCAACGGTATTAACTCCGCTTAATTGTTATGTGCTAGAAGATGAAACAGCGGATAAAAACGTAATTTTAGCTTTGCATTTATTTAGTAAAAAGTTTGTAACAGACAGAGAATTTCTTGATGTTTATTTACCTGATAGAATACTGCATTATGAGCTTAAAAGCGATAATTTAAGCTTAATAGGTGAAAATACTCATATATTTAAGGGTGTACCTATTAATGTAATGCAGGGCAATGCGGAAAGAAAATCGGAAATAGATGATATAAAATCCCTTAATGACGCTTACAATAACGTTATTTCCGACTTAGTTAATGAATGTTCGGATTTTAGAAATGCCTTTTTTACAATAGTAGGTGCAGAAGTAGAAGAAGCTGATTTGTTAAACATGAAAAAATCAGGTGTCATTCAAGTGCCAGCAGGCGCAAGCGTTAATTTCTTAATAAAAAATCTAAATGATAGTTTTATACAGAATTTATTAACAACTATCGAAGAAAAAATCTATCAAATAGCTTCTCATATCAACAATCAAGAGAAAATGCAAAGTAATACTTCATCTCTGGCCATGCGAAGCAGACTTATATCTCTTGAAAATAAATGCTCACTAATGCAGAGCCAGCTTGAAGTTGTAATAAAACAAAGGTTGAAAAGATTTTTTGAATATATTGAGTTAACAACTAATCAAAAATATGATTACAGAACGATAAAGATTAAATTCAGTCCTAATGTGCCCACAGACTTAGCGGCAATAGCACAGGTAATAACACAACTTCAGAATACTATATCACAAAAAACCGCATTATCATTATTGCCATTTATTGAAAATCCCGATGCTGAATTAGATCAGTTTATAAAAGAAAAAGAGTTATACGAAGGTATTAACCTAGATGGGGTTGTTTTAAATGAGTGATATTAAAAAAGATATTCAAAAAATCAGGCAAGAAGCAGAAAAACATGCTTCAAAGAATATAAAGCCGATACTTCAAGCATACAAGAGGGCTTTAGATGATGTTAGGGCTGAAATTGCAAAAATTTATATGGAATATAGCGAAGATGGGAAATTAGAAATTAGTAAACAACAGCGTTATACAGTATTAAAACAACTTGAAAAACAACTAATTGAGCAAGCAAAAGAATTAGGTTACATTGACTTAGAACACACAACAAATATATTATCTGATGTGTATAAAGATTCATATTACAAAACAGCTTTTTTGTTAGAAAAAGGCATTGAAAAATCAATTGACTTTAGCATTTTAAGACCCGAATTCGTTAAAGCAGCAGTAAAAATGCCGGTTAAGGGTGATATGTTTTCAGACAGGATATGGAACAACAAAGAAAAGCTTGTATCAAGGGTAAAACGTGATGTTGAGCAAGCAATAATTGAAGGAAAATCTCCTGAAAAGCTTGCAAGACAGATAAAAAATGATTTTGGCGTATCGGCGTATGAATCACAACGACTTATCTATAACGAAGTTGCTCGTTGTGTCACACAAGCACAAAGTCAAATATATGAAGAATCGGGAGTTGTGCAAGAAGTAATGTTTGATGCAACGCTTGATGAAAAAACATCTGAGATATGCCAAAACCTTGATGGTAAGCGTTTCCAGTTAGGTGATGAGCCTAAAATTCCCGAAGAAACTCATGTTGGCTGTAGAAGCTGTATTATACCTGTAGTTGAGGGCTGGAATCCTACAAAGAAGCGTGAAAATATCAAAGACAATACAGGCACAAAACCAATTATTGAATATTCTGATTACGAAACATGGACAAAAATGAAAGGCATTGATTAGAAACTCTAAGCTTTAATGTTTAGAGTTTTATTATATATTACTAAAATTTATATTGCACTTATAGGGCTTGATGAACTATAAGGGCAGGAAAGGGGTTAAGTATGGAGTTTAAAGAAGTAAAAGCTTGGATAGAAACAAATATGAATAATGATGAAGTTAAATCTTATCTTGCGGAACTGGGCAAGGTAACGCAGGAGAAGGTTGAAAAGTGGATTGAAGAAGAAGAAGGAAAGAAATTTATCTCAAGAATTAATGATAAATTCTTTTCAAAAGCATTGGAAACATGGAAACAAAACAATCTTGAAAAAGAGATTGAGAAGGAAATAAAAAAGAGGTTTCCTGAAAAATCCGAGAAAGATATTGAACTTGAAAAAGTCAAAGCAGAGCTTGAAAAGATAAAATCAGAAGCACTAAGGAAGGAATTGACTAACAAGGCATTAAAAGTAGCAACTGAAAAGAAGTTGCCAACAGATTTAATTGAATATTTTATTGCAGATAATGAAGAAAACACGATTAAAAATCTTGAAAAGTTTGAGAAAATCTACAATAAACATCTGCAAGACGCAATTCAAGAAAAAATAAAAGACAATTCTTATATTCCTCCAAAAGGAACTAATAATGATGCAAAATCAATTCAAGACATATTTAGAAAAGCTTTAAATAATTACTAAGAAAGGATAAGGTGATATTATGGCTAATACTATAGAATACGCAAAAATATTTCAAACTGAACTTGACGCTCAGATGGTTGCAGGTGCAACCAGTGGATGGATGGAGCTTAATTCCAATTTGGTAAAATATAATGGCGGTAACGAAGTTAAAATACCTAAGGTAGTGATGGATGGCCTTGCCGACTATGACAGAAGCAACGGATTTGTAAAAGGTGCAGTTAATCTTACATATGAAACGCATACTTTGACGATGGACAGAGGCAGAACATTTACACTTGATGCTATGGATGTTGACGAAACTAACTTTGTAGCAACAG